CCTCCCCTCACGTCCCTTCTTAATCCAACTCCATTCCCCCTTCTCTTCGTTGTAGTCGAGTTTTGACAAGGATATCCCCAGCAACTTCGCTGCCTCTGCAGCCTTCGCTTCGTCTTTGGTATCCCCTAATTCTACAGCGGGCACCTGTGAAACGTTTGGTCCCGCATGGGCTCCACGTCCAGACACAGTCCCCCCAACGTTGACGCGTCCGTGTAGCGCACCGTCATCACCTAGAAGATGCAACCACGCGTTGTCTCCGTCCGCAATCTGACTCAGCCGCTTCTTCAGAAAAAAGATTTCTGCAAGCGTCTCTGCAATCGGAATGTCATCGATCAAGTTACGCAGAATTTCATCGTCCACACGCACGTTACCTTTATCAGTAAAGTCCTGTGGTTCCCAGCCCCATAACGTTCGGAATCGATCAGTGATTTGTTGGCGTGAATTGGGATTGAATGTCTGTAGATTCACCTTGACAAAGGGACACCCCTCAACGGTGTCTCCCCGCATTTTTTTATACAGCCCTTCATCCGAGTATTCATTACTAGATTTGGCATAGCTACGTGTTTGTTTTGGGAAGGTCAGGTCTCCCCAAGTGCGCCGATCACCATGCTCCCCCCACTTTGTGAGGATTTTATCTTCATCAGAGCGATACTTCGCAGGACGAAACCAAATACCAATTTCGTCAACAGCCTCAACCGCCAAGCGGTCATAGTCTTCACGGATGATAGTGGCAAGTTTCTCCGCACGCTCTTTATCAAAGAAAAACCCGCTCTGTTCTTGTGTGAACATGAGTGCATGAATGTTATGCTCTAGTATCGTGGCCTCTGAAGACCACTTTGCATCAAGAATTTTCTCCCATATCAGAGAGTTCACTTCTACATCGAGACCACAGTAAGCGTGCATCTCTGGATTCCACGTCCCCCACGTATGAACACGATGATCTTCCTTTGTCGGAGGATCAAGATTTTCGTCTTTGTGCTTCTGCTTTAGTATCGCTTCCATGTCATGGGAGTAATCCCCCTTGTGGAGCCCAAGGCGCATGCCCCAAGCACGCAGACCTTGACGGCCAACCTCTTTGCCCTCCATCTTTCCTTGTAGGAATTTGCGTAAGTCACTTTCCTTGACATCAGCAAAACACATGCGTGCCATTACAAGTGTGTCCCGCACCTTGCCCTGTGGGTTAAAGTCAGGATACACTTTCTTGATAGCGGGGATGTCGTATGACGAAATGTTATGTCCGATCAGGACCTTAGCCTTCTCAAGGATGGCCAAGCCTTCCTCAATGTCGTCACGCTCTTCATTACATGCGAAGTCAAGAGTCTCACCTGTGGCATCATCTTCGATCCAAAGGCAATGAACCTTCGTGATCTGATGGAGCAGTCCATCGCTCTCAATATCAAAGATGCATTGCTCGAAACTCATTCGCCTAAAGTGGCTCCCATAACATAGATGATTCGCCCAGAAGCCGTTACCGAACTCTCAACGGTAAACGTGTGTCCGAGTGCATAGCGTGTGTATATTACTTCGTGATTGCGTGTATACATTGGGGGTCGTTGTTCGTTTGTTGTATCGTGGCAGGATGATTTCTGTGGGTCTATCATCTCACGTGCGCTTTCGTTGCGTTCTACCATGAGATACTCAATCAACTGTATGGCATCCTCGCGCTCTCCACAGTAAAGGATGTGTGGAGTATACCCAGCGGCTGTTTCCTGTGCTTTTGATATATTTATATATAGTGTTGCTACCGAAAGAATAACGAACACCACAAAAACGGTCCAACGCAGGAAGTTCTTCATACCTTCACCCACGGCGGTCTAACATCTTTCATATACATGGTCCGCCCCATGTTCTGAACATAGTCCAAGGGAATCTTCGGGTTGTTTAGGTGGTTCCCGTGGGAGTCACCCTGTGCTTTCAGTTTCATTTCCCACTTCAGAAATACAGGCTCCAGTTCCTCGGGCTCCAGCAACCGCGCTTCCATCAACGTGATGCTCTCGTAGATTGCAAACACCCAACGGCACGAACGATAGCCTGCGAGGGTGCGCACTGTCAGGTGATGGTTCGTCGAGAATCCCTTGGTTGTGCGGGACACGTCAGTTGTTTTGATCTCGTAAACGCCCCCTGTGCGATCATGTGCATCTGGCCCTTGACGTGATGGGTTCAAATCGAGACCCGTTGCGATAGCCAACTGCAGCATCTTCCCCCCAGCGTCCTGAAACACGTCCGGGATGCCATAGGCATTCGCAAGATCATTGAAGCGTTCGATGTAGGGCCACAGTTCAAGTAGCTCCATCCAGCGAATATTCATATGTGTAGGCATCAGACATACTCCTGCAGTTCGTGGAACCGGGTGAGAAAGCGATCTTGTGACTCCCGTGGTCCCCATAGTCGAAAGTCTGGATCGATATCCATCAGCAGCCCCATTGGCTGCTCAAAACCAACCCACTCGTGCCACAGCTTGTCGGTGATCGACGTAAGCTCTGCCACCTCCATAAGCACCATCTGCCAATCGGCCCAATGGATGATCTTGTGGAGGGCGGGATTGTCCAATACGGACGGCACCCCGAATTTCTCATACACCAATGTGGTGTAGGATACCTCGTCTTTCTTGAACTCTGGGTAGCGGGACTTAACCGGAGACACTAGGTCCCCAAAAAGCTGCTCCCCGCTATCGTGGAGCAATATCCCTAAACACATTTGTGGTGTGATAACGATTTCTGGTGAGCCCTGTTGCACAACAAGCATTTCAGCGAGCACACAGTGCTGCGCCACGCTGTAGATGTCATCCACGAATATAGGTTTGATATGTCCATTGAAACGACACTGCTTTGATAGAGACTGTGCAATATCTTCAATGTTGATCTCATCCATCGTTGGATCAAAGGGGTGTGCCTGTGTTCCTGATGCCAAGATCATCCATGGTTCTGGTTTTGAGGCCCACGGATCGACCTCCTTCACGTCATCTGTCATTTACTTTTTCTCGTCCTATTGGGTCATCAGGTATCCATTAACCGGGGTTATGGGTATCCTACGACACTTGATGTCAGGGTTCTACACGAATGTCTTCCCGTTGTCAACCCCCTTCTCGTGAGTCGAGCGCTCGATAGATGGTTCCCATCCGCTCAACGATGACTATAGCCTGCCGCGCCTCAATCGATCCATCTACTACAAGGTGTTGAACCAACACAGCATTCACTTGCCCGATGCGCCACGCCCGATCCTCTGCCTGTTCGATCAGGGAGGGCACCCAATCAAGCTCTGCGAACACCACCATACGTGCCCGAGTCAGTGTGAAGCCAACACCCATGGCGAGAATATTACCGATGATCACATCAGTCTCACCATCTTGGAACCTGTCAATCTGTGCCTGTCGCTTGTTCGGGGGTGTCTGTCCTGTGACGACAGAACACCCGGGGAATTCTTTCTTTAGCGCGGTGATGACAGACTTGTGGTAGCCAAATACGATGACCGGCTCGCCTGCGTCGATCAAACTTTTTACATGTGCAACAACTAGCGGCACTTTTGCCAGCGCAACTTCTTCCCGCGCGGACGATATCTCAGTGAACAGAATGCTCTCAGGCTCAGTCAGTTGATTGATTGCATCTTCCCAGCTTTTTTCTTCAGTATCCTGTTCACCTATCAGTTTGTCGATCTTGGCACACAAGTCATCAATAAAGAGGAAATCCTTTTTTGATTGATCCACCCCCACTACAGCTTCAAACTGTGCTAACGCCTTGTCAACTCGTGACTTTTCTTTCTTGATAGTTATGTTCAGTTGGTCATATGGGAGTAGGATTATCTCCCGCAATTTATCGGGTAGTTCTTTCAGGACAGAGCGCTTGTCTCTTCGCACCATGAAGTAAGTGCGTAACAGGCGCTGAAGCTCTATGAGGTTGGACTTACCAGACGCATCCCAGCGCCCGCGTTCATCTCTGAAGCCCGCACAATAACGCTTGGTGAATTTCTCATAGCTCTTACCTAGCCCCTCCGGATCAAGTGCCTTCACTATCGTCCACAGGTCAACCGGCCTCGACATGATTGGCGTGCCCGTAAGGAACAGACGCCTCGTAGCCTTGACAGGCGTGAAATATTTCTTGTCCCGAGTCTTTACTCCCTCAGCATTCTTCCGGGAGGGGACTTCACCACCAAACACACACTTGGTGCGCACTGTTTTGAGTCCTTTCAACATGTGAACCTCGTCCACAATCAGGAGGTCCCAATCTATGCCCTTGACCTGATTATCAAAGGTTTCCAGCATGTCGTAATTGACAATCACAACGTCGGTTTCAGGCCATACGTGGTCCACCCATGTTTTGGTGAAGCCATCTCGTGTCTTGCTTCGTGCCTTGGACAACGCAATGCCAACAGAACGTGTGTGAACGTCCCAACGACGCCACTCACGTTGCCAGTTAACCTTGAGAGATGCGGGACATATGATTAACACACGCTTGCACGCGAGCGTGTTGTGCACACCAACGGCTTGGATCGTCTTACCTAGCCCCGGTGGGTCAGCGAACAACGTATCATCCCCGTCAAGGGCATACTCGATACCTGCTTTTTGAAAAGGGAAGTAGGCGAGCCCGTCAGG